TTCCCACAACCATCGCAGACAATCTGCATTGCTATGCTCATGCCTCGTCGCCTCTGTTAACCGCGTCTGTTAACCGTTGAATCATTTTTGAGTGCCTTGGTCTTTGCCATGGTCCTTTGTCCCCTTTCCTAAGGCTAGTAGCCATCTGCCTCCGCGTAGCTGTCGTATCGCCTATCGCGCAGGTCTTGCCAGTCCGGGCGGCACACACCAGTAGGCTCGCCGCACGCGTCCACCACTTCTATGCATGACAGCCTGTCTAGCTGGGCCGCAAGCTCCGTATCCTGGCGGAATAGTCCGTCGCAGTCTCTCTCCCTCCTACCGATGGACATGAGGATCGCGTCGCCTGCGTGCTCGACGGCCATGTACTCGCTTGCCCACCCTTCCTCGGTCTTCTCGGAGTAGTGCCACTCCAAGGCATCTCCAGGGCGCATGGACATGTGTACGAGCCCACCGTGAACGTGAATCCAGAATCGCGCAGTCTTGGCCTCGGTCTTTGCCATGGTCCTTTGTCCTTTCTTCTCTACGGCTATTGGCCGTGGGCTATGTACCCACTCTACAGGCATTGACGCTGGAGTCAAGGTCTCAGGCAAAGAAAAAGCGCCCACAAGGGCGCCATTAGGTCTCTACATCGAGCTCTCGACCATTGCAGGCTTGCATTAATGGGCAATGGTCTGGTTGGCACGGGGTAAAATAGACTGCCATGCCTTGGCATGCATGGGTATAATCAGGCCATGAGGATAGGGAAAAGACTGCCCAAGGGTACGATATCTCGAGGAAGTGAGTTGCTCTATCGGTATCGGGCAATGATGAGACTGCCACAAGCGCATCTTGCTAGGCTAACTGGGTTGGATCCGGCCCGAATTAGTGATTTGGAACGCGGTGTAAAGACCCCAGCCCTGGCTACAGCCGTTACATTAGAACGACTTACGCAAGGTATGGTGCCTTGTGGCTCATGGTTAGAGCCTGCGGGCGTACATAGGGTTTCAGGCATTTAGGCCATGCCATAAGGCCATGCCATCTGACGTAGTGGCGTTGGCCCATGCTTCTGGTGTCTCTTGGCCCCAGCATGCCAGCCATTGGCTTGGCTTTGGCAGTGATTACGCGCTGTTAGCTAGAGGCCGAGGGGGGGTACCCCCGGTTTGGCTCTTGGCATAGGCGGCGGCCCCCACACACGAATTGCCCAGGGCTATCTAGGCAACCCGTCAAGTCCCCCACGGCCACTGATATGTATGGCCACAGAACTATTTTCTTGTCAAGCGCGTAGCTTACAGTTTCCTTTGTAAGTGCTTGAAGGCTGGTCCTATGGTGAACTTGGTTTAGTGGTAGTGTGGAGTAGGGAAAACGAAAGTGATGAGGGGGCAATAACGGTGCAGACGCGCAGGGTATGGATGTTTGCATCGATAGCACTGGCAATGATGCTGAGTGCACAGAGCCTGTACATGAGGGAAATAAGGGAAGCGTTGGCAAAGCTAGAGCAGAGTGTTAAGAAGAATGAGGCGAGGGTAGACGAGTGCCCTCACCACAACCACAGCCGCGGGAATTGAGGAGCGGCCGAGAGGAGGGGCGCGTTGAGGAAGATAATTTTACTGGGGGCCTTGTTGGCGGGATGCGGGGGAGTGGACGGGGAGGAGCCGCCGCCTCTGCAGGTGGGCACGTACCACGGGCGGGTTTGGCTGGACCTGCACTCCAGTCACGGCGGCAACCCGCCGATAGTGGATATGCCTTTGACCTACGAGCTATTCATTGTGGATGGGAATGTTTGGCGCATCCACGACGTGGCCGGTCGCTGCAGCTCCGACGTGTCCGGCGGTAACCCGTTCTTCGCATCTGCAAACGATGGTTGTTATGACTTTGATACGAGCATAGTGTACAAGGCGCGCGGTTATGGCGACTTCGACGGCTCGAAACTCTACATCGAATACACCAATGGTGATTGGTGGTTTGGAACCGACGACAGCGGTTCGCTGAAAGGATTTTTCGAAGGGGAGCTCGAGTAACTATGGCCTTCATCATCACAAGCAAAACGAAGCGGTCGCAGTCTTGGCGCTCCGGGAAGAAAGCTGAGGTAGACACTCAGCTCTCCGATGTCACCCGGCGCAACAACGAAAAGGCAGCGGACTTTACGGACCGGCAAGTGCGCCGGGCCATCGACAAGCACGGTGATTGGGATGGCTAAAAAGAAGCACGTTTACCTCGAGGACGTAGCCGACCGCGCGCTCCGACTCGTGGACGGTACGCTCGACGACCTGGAGCACATCCGCCGCCAGCATAGGCGGAAGATGAAGGAGCCGACCGAGGACGGAGAGCAGGCTGAGTTCGAGCTCGACCTCGCCAGCATCAACGCACTCGATAAGACAACGCGCTCCCTTAACGGCTTGCTCCGTGAGATTCGCGCGCTCGAGAAGTCCGCCAAGGAGTCTGTTGGCAAGCTTGGGCACACGCAGCGCCAAGAGCTGCTGTTCGATTGGTTTTCCAAGCTAGACCAGAATATGCAACACTCCATCTTGACGGACCTGAACGCTATCTATCAGGCCCGCCGCGTGAAGGCGCTGACAGACGCGCACTGATGGGAGACGACCGCTATGGGAAGCATTCCTTACACCGGAGTACAGACTCCGACCTACAAACATCCGAGCGAAGGGAAGCAGGGCACGATGCCGACGTCCAAGCCATTCTCCGCCACGTCCAAAGGATTCGGGAAGCCGACCCCAGCGAAGACCGACGGCGCGCAAGGGATTGCGTCCTCCTATCGGGGCGTGAAACAGGGCCAATTCTCTGGCGACGCGAAGTACGCACGGAACACAAAACAGCTCCCGGCACAAGCTGCTCCTGCCACGGCATGGCCGAACCAGGGGACGGTACAGAACGGCCGACTGCGTAACCGCCGCGGCTAGGCCACGGCCCCCACTCCTGGCGCGATGTCAGGCGATTTAGACATAGTCGGCATCCGCGATGCGCTTGCGGAGGACAGGGCCTTTGTCATCGACTCCTGGCTTATGTCCTTCCGCTTGTCGCATTTCGCCGGCCCCATCTCCATGCGTAGGTACCGCGATGTCTACTCCGTAGAGATAGCCGACCTCATTCTCAGACCGCTCACCGCGGTAAGAGTCGCCTACAACAACGAGCTGCCGACGCAGATATTCGGGTTCCTGTGCTTCGAGGAAGGGCACAAGTTCCCGGTCATCCATTACTGCTACGTGAAGCAGCCGCTTCGCCGGCGCGGTATTGCAAAGCTGCTCTTGCAGGACGCGAACATCAACCTCTCTCGCCGCTTCGTTTACACCTACAGGACACCTCTGGCGCACGACATGACGAAGCGCGGCAGTAAGTACGAGCGCGGCAAGTTCATGCCGCAGATAGCTCGTTTCGAGCCGGATCAACCCGAAGACCAGGACCACAACCATGCACAAAGTTGAAATGGCGTCGTTTGTTAACTCCATCCGCACCCCGCACGGCGTTATCAAAGAGTACCACCGGGACAACATCTCGGACTGTTCGCGCTTTGATGTCACCTTCGACTCCGTTAAGGACCGCATCTTTATTCGCGTGCGCGACTATGAGGAGTACTGCTATGTCGTGCCACTGTCGGCTGTAAAGTTTATGCGCGTTCCCCGCGCCGCGGTCTCGGAGATGCTCGGCGAAGAGGTACCGGAATACGCCGGTATCGACGGCGGACCGAAGCACCCCATCACGGCGAGACGGACCCCGATTCGCGCCAGTTAGCCTATGCCGATCCGGAAGCCTGACCTGCTCTTTGATACCCTCTACCAGGAGGCCAGGGAGTATTCACCATTAGCCGACGCCAAGAAGGCCGACGCAATGATGGGGCAGTGCTTCAAACAGCAGCAGGACTTCATCGAGGACCCTGCGCGCTTCAAGGCCATGCTTTGCCCCCGGCGTGCCGGCAAGAGCTTCGCCGCCGCCGTGTACCTGATTAGCATGTGCCTTAAGAAGCCAGGTGCTAAGTGCATCTATGCGACGCTGACCCAGAAGTCCGGGCGCGGCATTATCTGGTCGCTTTTGAAGCAGCTAGATATGTATTGGGAGCTTAAAGCGAGCTTCCACAACACCAACGTGGTCATGACGTTCCCCTCGGGGGCGTCTATCCAGGTCGCCGGCGCAGATTCACGGGCGGAGATCGACAAATTCCGCGGCCAGGGTTACGACCTGTTCATCATCGACGAGTGTAAGAGCTTCCCATATCGAATGATGGAGGAGCTTGTCGATGAAGTGGTCAGCCCGGCGCTTTCCGACCGCGCTGGCACCCTCGTTCTCATGGGCACGCCGGGAAATCTCCTGCGCGGGCCATTTTACGACGCGACGCGACACGATTCGGCCATTTCACGCCCGTACGGCAGCAAGGAGGGAGGAAACCGCTGGAGCTTCCACCGCTGGACGACTAGGGACAACGTGAAAATGCCACATCTTTGGCCGGATCAGCTCGCTATGAAAGAGCGAAATGGCTGGTCTGACGACAATCCGAAGTGGCGTCGAGAATACCTCGGGGAGTGGATCGCCGATGATACTGCGTTCGTGTACAAGTACGACGAAGCCCGTAACGGTTGGTTCGCCAGCGAGGAGAGTACCCACCCCTGGGGACTCCCGGATGGCCATGAATGGCACTACATCCTTGGATGCGACCTTGGTTTTGATGACCCGTTTGCTCTCGTTGTGTCTGCCTTCTCGCTGACGCACCCGTGCTTGTTCGAGGTCTACTCCTTCAAGGAGCGCCACATGATTGTGGCGGATATTGCCCGGAAAATTGAAGAGGTCACGGAGATGTTCGGCGAGTTCGCTGCGCTCGTAGGTGACCGCGGCGGTCTCGGCAAGATGGTGTTCGAGGAGCTAGGCGCAATCTACGGCATCAACATCGAGGCTGCGGAGAAGTCAGAGAAGCGCGACTACATCGAGCTTTTGAACTCGGATATGGTCGAGGGCCGCGTCAAGATCCGCATGGATTCGCCGTTGGCGGACGAGTGGTCAGCGCTTGTATGGAAAGACGACACCGGCAAGGGCAATCTCCCGGCCAGGGCCGAGGAGAACAAGAGTTGCCACAACCACTTGGCCGACGCCTTCCTCTATTCGTGGCGCTACAGCTACCACCATTTCTTTCACGACCGCGTTATCGAGCCTGAGTTCGGTACCGATGAATACTGGAAGATGAAATCTGCCCTGGCGATGGAGGAAGCCGTAGCCAGGCGTCGCCGTGATCGGATGAGCGATGGAGAGTACTTCGACAAGCTAGAGTCGGAGGTCTGTGATGATCTGGCCTTCGACGATGACAATGAACAACCATGGGGGGCTGAAATTGATCTCATGTGAGCGCCTTTTCAAGCTTATGGAGGTCCATGGCATTTCGAAGGCGTCCATAACGACGAAGTCCGGTCTTCGTATTGAGGCAGAGCGGCCAGTCCGGCAGGCTATACCGAAGCTTCGGCCTGTGCGTCTGCCCGGGCTTACCCCGGATGACATGGAGCCGTATGACGGTGAATTCGGTGGGGCAGAGTCTCTAGGTATGGACAACTCGGCTGCTATGGCTGAGTATGGCAGTGATTACGAGGATCCGGACCTGTACCCGTCCGGGATTGACCCGGTTGCTGAGCTGCGAGAACGGATGAAGAACCATGGCTGATCGAGGCACGGGCGCTCCAATCAATCCGTCATGGTGGCGTACTTCAGACGACGAGGAGGTGTGGATTAACGTTCTCGGTTACGTCCGGAACATTGAAGAATCCCAGACCTACCAGCACCAGCTAAACATTCGGAACGCCCGCCTCTACACGAATTCCGACATGCTTGGGCTCGATTGGACCCTAAGCGAGAATAACCCGAACCGCCGACGACAAAGCCGGGTCGTTGAAAACGTTATTCAGTCGGTATGCGACACGGCTACCTCGATGATCGCCAAGAACCGCCCCAAGGCGTCATTCATGACGACGGGGGCGAGCTGGAAGTTGCAGCGTCGGGCGCAGCTCCTCGAGCAGTACATGGAGGGGCAGTTTTCCCTCCTGGACATTTACCGCGAGGCTGTAAAGGTCTTCCGCGACGCAGTTGTGTTCGGCACCGGGGCCATGAAGGTGGACATCGACGACTCGGCGGGGAAGATCTTCGCCGAGCGCGTCTTGATTGACGAGATTCTGGTGGACGAGCGCGAGGCGCGTGCATCCCAGCCTCGGCAGATGCACCAGCGCAAGCTGATCTCACGCCAGGTTTTGAAGGCGCAGTTTCCCGACCATGCTGAGGCGATTGAGCGCGCCGGGACCGGTCTCACACAGAAAAACTACGCATCCGCATGGAACACGACCGACCCGGAGAATCTTTGGGTCGTGGAAAGCTGGCATCTTCCGTCCGGTCCCGGCGAGGACGACGGGCGGCATGCCATCTGCATCGACGGCGTGACCCTTCTCTGGGAGCCGTACGAGGACAAGACTTTCCCATTCGTGTTCTACCGCTGGAGTGAACCGTTGGCCGGCTTTTACGGCCAGGGCCTCTCCGAGCAGCTCACCGGTATTCAACTCCGTATCAACAAGATCAACAACTTCATTCAGCGCGCGCAAGACTTGGTGGCGGTGCCACGTGTGTTCGTTGACATTTCCACCAAGCAGCTCAAGCTGCAAATCAACAACGAGATCGGCGCAATCATCCCATACCGCGGGAAACCGCCCGTATTTCTCACGCCGCAGGCCGTTGGCGCTGAGATTTACGCGTACAAGGAGCAGCTAAAACGCAGTGCTTACGAGCTTGCTGGTATTAGCCAACTCTCTGCTACGGCTCTCAAACCTGCTGGTCTCGAGTCGGCTGTGGCCCTTCGGGAATACAACGACATCGAGACGCAGCGGTTCGCGATTCAGGCGCAAGAATACGAGGAGATGTTCTTGCGTATCGCGTACCGGGTCGTGGAGCTGTCGAAACGGCTCTATGGCGTAGGTTTCGACCAGGAGGCGGTGTGGCGCTCGACCGACTTCGCCCGGCGGATTAAGTGGTCCGAGGTAGACATCGACGAGACGATCTACACGATGACGATCGAGGCCAGCTCGATCATGAGCAGGACGCCGGCCGGGCGCATGCAGCAGGTCATCGAAATGGCGCAGGCCGGACTCGTGGACAAGGACGAGGCGCGCAAGCTACTCCAGCACCCGGACCTCCAGAGCAGCGAAGACCTCCTAAACGCCATGCTCAACAATATCGATCATACAATCGACAAGTTGCGCGATGGCGAGTACCCGCCACCAGAGCCGTTCCAGAACCTTGCGCTTGGCATGTCACGCGTGCAAATGGCGTATCTGCACGACCGCGACAATGGTGCGCCGGAGGAGGTACTCGACGGCATGCGCCAATGGATTGAGCAGGCGAAATCTATCCTCGACCGCCTTGCACAAGAGCGCGAGGCGCAAGCTATGGCGATGCAAGCCATGGCAATGCAGGCCGCAATGCAGGGTCAGGGCGGTGGCGTCGCCGGGACAGGCGTCCCTGGCGGTGAGGCAGGATTGGCGCAGCAAGCAATGGGCCTACGGCCAGGAGTACCTCGGGCCGCATAACGAAGGAACAAAACCATGGCTGAACAAGACACAGAAGCTCAGGAGCAGAGGAACTACATCAGGAAAGAGGCCCGTGTAAACGCCGGGGTTGAGGCGTTTAAGGCTATGGCGGCAGAGTGGGACTCGGAGTCCTCCACTGTGGAGCCAACCCAGGACATGCCGCTTGTAACCACGCCACCGGCGCCTGCGGCGGCAGATGCTGCGACAAAGGCAGCCGAGCCCGAGGACACTAGCCTCGCTGCGATTGCGAGGGCAGAGGCAAGGGCCAGGGACCTATTCGACCGCAGAGAGAAAGAGCTTAAGGAGAAAGAGGAAAAGATCGCCGCAGCGCTGGAGAAGGTTGAGGAACTCAACCGCCTCAAGCAGCGATGGCGGGAAGACCCTATTGCAGTGAACAAGGTGCTGGCCGGCGACGACTTCGACCAGGACTCTTTCACTGCACGGGTTTACGCAAGCCTGCCCGATGCCGACGAGACTGTTAAGACGTCGAGCAAATACGAGAGTATCGAAGCCAGGCTCGAGCGCATGGAGCGTGAGAACAAGGAGTACCGAGAGCAGATCGAGCGGCAGCAGCAAGAGCGACAGATGCACGAGTACCGAGATCGGTACGTTTCCACCGCCAAGGAATACCTTGGGAGCGAGCCTGCTCAAAAGGAGCATGACTTCGTTTCCGCCTACTTTGCAGAGAACCCGCAGGCGGCCATGTCCGACGTCGTCATGATGGCGGCACGGACGGGCGAGGCGGAAGGGCGCGAGGTAACGCCAGAGGAAGCGGTCAAACTCCTCAACAATCAACTTTCAAAGGCCTTTGGGCCCATGGTCCAGAGGCTTCTCAAGACGAAATCCGAAGGCAAACCAACATCGGCACCACAGAGAACCCAAGCCGACACCAGGACCCTCCGCAATTCTGCGGGGACCCTAACATCGCCTCGGTCTGCACGGGCAGATCAACGACAGAAGATGACGAGGCACGACCGCGTCAACGCCGGCCTGGCGTGGGCCAGGGCCAATGAACTGGAATTGAAGCTGGGCGACGATTGAGCGGTACGGCTAACTTCGGAGATGAAAAATGGCTGGTTTAACCACGACTTCATTTGCTGCACTGTTGAAGCAAATTTATCCGTCGGGCGTTCCCTACGACCTGGCCATGAAGAATCACCCCTTCATGTACATGGTTAATAAGATGGACGACTTCGAGGGCTCAACCATTGAGGTTCCGATCTACTTCGAGAACCCGATGGGGCGAAGCGCTACGTTTGCGACGGCACAGGCGAACACGAATCCGAGCCAGTCGGTTAAGTGGACGCTGCCAATTAAAGAAGACCACGGCGTCATCACGATTGATGCGCTCGTGATCCGCAAGAGCCGGTCGAACATGGGCGCGTTTGTTCGCGCTCGCCAGACCGAGATTGACATGATGCTGCAGCAGCTCGGTAACTCGGCTTCGCACGCCATGTACCGAGACACCGGCGGTAGCATCGGCCGCCTTGGCGCTGACCCTGGCACCAGCCCGAACCCGACCGTTCCGTTGACGAATCGCGACGATTCGCGGTTCTTCGCGGTTGGCCAGACCGTCGTGTTCGGACCGAACAAGGACGGCACTAGTCTTGTTGGCGGTGGTACCGGCGCGACGAACGTCGCCGTTGTTTCCGCCGTTGACGAGGGCAGCCCCGGCGGCACCGCGACCGTGACGCTCACGTTCACCCCGAACGCGGCCATCGCGATCAACGATTACATCTTCGTTCAGGGCGACCCGACCGCGAAGATGAACGGTATCGACGACTACATTCCGCTTGCGGCTCCTGGTGCGACGGCATTCCTGGGCGTGAACCGCTCAGTGCAGCCGACCCGCCTCGGCGGCCAGCGGATCAACACCCCCGCCACTGAGGCGAAGAACAACATCCTCACCCTGACCGAGGAAATCGTCCGCCAGGGCGGAAACCCCGACTACGCGTTCATCAACCATAAGAAGTTCTCGGACATGGTAGTTGATATGGGGGTTGAGGTTCGCTACATGGGCGCCGGCGGCAATGTTGATTGGGGCTGGAGCTACGTGGACATCCACACGAGCGCTGGTCCTGTCCGCGTTGTTCCGGACGCCGATTGCTTGCCGAACCAGGGCTACGTGATCGATATGGACACGTGGGAGTTCCATCACCTTGATGGCTTCCCGCACATCGACACCATCGACGGCAACAACGTCGA